GAAGATTTTGGGATCACACCCGCGCCTGATCAAGGGGCTAACGCTCCGGCAGCGGGTGGAGCGGATGGCGCCTCTGCTGGCCAGCAGCGAGGCGTTTGCTGAGACGGATTACTCAGCCTTCGATCGCACTATTCACCTTGGCATGAGGCGGATAGAATGGGAATTGTACCGCCCATATTTTAATGCTGACGAAGAACTGGCTTACATCGTTTTGATATGCCTGAGCGTGATACAACACGCTGAGCTCGGGCCGGATGACAAGGATGGTCGTCTGATTCTCGAATCGATGCGGTACTCTGGCGAACCTGGCACCTCTATAGGCAACGCGCTGATCAATCTTTTCGTTTGGTGGAGTAATCCCGAACGGATGGAGGGGTTTGCGTTTGCTGAAGGCGATGACGGGTTCGTTGGGTCTGCTTTCAAGTATGATTGTGCCGCTTGGGCGGCCACCTTCGGGTTAGACTTGAAGTGCGACTGGCACGTGGATTGGCGCTTGGTAAAGTTTTGCGGGCGTTATATGGGCACACGTGCTGAAACTGTGGTCACCTACTGCGATGTGCGGCGGGCTTTGGACAAGTTCCATTTGACCATGGGGGATCCAGAGGTCGATGACACTTCCTTGTTGCGGGGGAAGTGTTTGTCGGCCTTGTGTATGGATAAGGATACGCCGGGGGTAGGCTGGTGTGCTTACGCGCACTACCTCCGAGCGGGCGACGGCCCTGTCGCCATTGCTTCAGATGACCGATGGAAGCGCGAGTTATTGCGTGATGAGTTGGTTGTCGGCGCCCCTGACGTCACTACCGACGACTATGAGAACATGAGGTGCCAAGGCCTGGACCCCGCCGCGTTGCGTGCATTCGATTGCGCAATGATGCGGTGGGCCGTGATGGGCGGTGAGAAACCGCTTATCGACCTTGGACCTCCCAAGCTCAAAGTTGAAGTGTATGAGATGGACGGGGCACTTTTGGCCCGTTGAAATGGAACAACAGTCAAAAGATAAGAGCAAGAAATCCAAAAAGGCGAGGTCTGGGCAAGCCCAGAATACTATCGCCGTCAAACGGAAAGGGCCAACGGAGATTCAGATCTCTGGTAACGGCCGATACAGCATCAAAGACATCGTACACGCTACTTTGTCTGGCATTCCCAAAGGCACTTTTGCGTCAATGGGAGGAGCACTCGGATCCGCTTTAGGCGGACCTGGTGGCGGAATGATCGGGGGAGCTATGGGCAAGGGTTTGTCCATGCTCACCGGTTATGGAGAGTATATTTTGAACGATATTGTGCACCGCTCTGGTGCGCCTGCGGTCGCCGATCCTAACACGGCACGCAGAATCGTGCATTCTGAGTTCATCACGGACCTGGCGTCCCCGAGCGTCCCGGCTAACTTCACAGTAGGCCAGACGTTCTACGTCAACCCTGGTGACTCCACTTGTTTCCCCTGGCTAGCGCCGATCGCTCAGCGGTTTGCCAAGTACAAGTTTCAACAGCTTGTGTTTGAGTTCAGGAGTACGACAAGCGAATATTCAACAAATTCTGCCATGGGATCAGTTGTGGTTGCACCCAACTACAATCCGATCGCTCCGGCGCCTTTGTCTAAGCCCCAAATGGAGGCTATGACTGGCGCCGTGTCCTCCAAACCGAGTAATTCGTTGCTCGCTGGAGTTGAGTGTGCTTCGCGGAACGGTGGAAACCCTGAAAGATGGGTTCGAAACCCCTCCGTGAACACGCCTACGCAGTTGACCGATCTATGCGACTTTTACGTCGCGTCGAGCGGGTTGGCTGCTAGTGCAGGTACGGTATTGGGTGAGTTGTGGGTACATTATACAGTGGACCTCTTCGAGCCCTACTTACCGCCTTCCGGTGCGTCTGACGTGCCGGGAGGTTCAGTGGTTTTAGTCAACACGGCCGGCAGTAATGTCGCCTCGTGCTTCGGCAATATTGGTGTCTCAGGCACCTCTTTTGTCGATAACTTTGGCCTCACGGGGTTCGCCGCTAGGTGCTTTACGCGCTATGTGGGAGCCCCCCCAGATTCGCAACCTTACGTCCTGTCCGTGGACGCCGGCACGCCGGGGCGACTCTGGTTTGGCAGAGCTGGCAAGTATATTCTACGCACGACGGTGAGAACCGGTACTGCGTTCACGTCTCAGACAGGGGCGTGTTGGACGTACTTGTTCAGCGATGTCAACGCTACCCTCTCGAAGCCCTCCGGCTCGTCGGAGTCCGGTAGTACTCAGCAGGTGTTTGCTGAGCACTGGATAACGGTGCCCGCCGCGGGGACGTCCCTGACCTACACGTATAATGCTGTGGGTTGGGGCACTGCGCCTAACACAAACACGGTCACGACGTTGTTTGAGGTGGTGCAGTGAAGGAGGTTGGAAGAATAGGTTGAGATTAGTTTTATCATCTCCCGGGCAAGGCA